TGTCGTCGGCTGGAATAACTTTGCCTGTTGGGCGGTTTTGTCGTTGGTCATTGGTGACTTGCCGAACGTGCTGCGGCAGTTTGTTAATCGTAAGGCACGGGCGTGCGTTGATGGTCTGGCCCTGCACCGCGCCACGGGTTGCCAGCACATCGGCAGGCCACTGCCAGTGATTGTCCGGGCTTCCGGCGTAGAACTTTAAATCGTCAATCTCGTCCTCGCGGGACTCAGACAGCGCCGATATTGCCATGTCCAAGCGGCTGCGGGCGGTCGCCAAGACGTTGGAGTCGTCGTCCTTCTTGCCGCCACCGTTGGCGACATTGCCTACCGCCACCATGCCTGTGTAATCGGCCATTATTTCTTCTTTTCTGCTTTACGCTTAACTGCGTATGCGATTGCAACACTTTGGGCCACCGGCTTGCCCGTTTTAACTTCAGCCTTTACATTTTTGCGGAATGCTTCTGGCGATTTGGATTTGACGAGTGGCATATTAACTCTCCGTATGGAAGATGGCGTAGTTCAATTTAATTGCTTCAGAATAGGCGTTGTTGGTCACGTTTTTAAGTTCCACCGTAAACGAACCATCGCCCACCGCCGCGATAAAAGCATTGTACGCACCCAAAGTGCCGCCAGAGGCAACACTGATCACAACCACATCGCGGGCGCTAACCGTGCTGCAATTAACCACAAACACCGCATTGGCGCTGGGGGCCATCTGTGCGTTGGCCGTAGTAATTTGACCGGAAGGCGTGTTGATCGTAACCGCTGTGGTTTTGTTGTTGGTCTGGGTTACTGTGCCGAAAGCACTGGCCGAATACCCAATCGTGCCAGTACAAGCAATGTCGGTAGCCTTGACAATATCAGCACCAATGATGTTTTGGTCTTCGTATGCAACGCCGATTGGCTTGGTGTTTGCCATTATTTTTTCTTCGCAGTCTTGGCTGAATCTTTAAAATCTTTGGCCGAAGGCGCTGCCTTTGTGCCAGGCTTGTTCATTTTCTCTTTGCTGCCAGCAGCAATACGCGCTTGCTTGGCGTGAGTTGGCATAAAGCCCAGGTTTAGTTGCCATGATTACGAACCCATCCATGAAGTGTTTAAACTGCTGCCCTGCGAATTAATCCTGCGGGACGGCTCAGTATACTCGCGGTGAGCAACAGGAAAAGCAAACGTCACGCACAGCGCGTCAGCGGCGTCCGGCGATGCTAACCCTCTTGCTCTCATCTCTTTTTTCCCCTCTAGGAAAATAGTACCCGAAGAATCCGGCCTCTTGGCCGGTCCAGTTAAATCTGCCCGTAACTGCCTGTCGGTAGGAATACTAGCAGATTTTAACCAGTTCCTCATATCATTCCACATTTCAGCGCGTTTATTGCCAAACGCAATCGGGTGCTTGGCCTTATTGCCAAAGTTAATCCCTCGAACTTTATACCGCTGCTCGGTCAGCCGGTCAAGTATCCCGTACCCCAGCCCTCCCTCGTCAATCACCGTCAAGGTCGGCTTGTATTCCTCAATGGCCTCAATCACCCTGCCCACTATGGTCATAGTATCTTCACCCTGGTAACGCTTGATGGCCACCAGGTCGCGCCCCTGCCTAACCACAATCACAGTCGCATCGGCGCCACCCCTAGCAGGGTCAACCCCCACAATAATGGGAGCTGTCATATCCTTGTACTTGGGCCTCTTCATGGCATCATCAACCAACGTCGGCCCAATAAACTGGTCTTCCCCAGCCAAAGGGAACTCGCCGTAAACCTCAATCTTGGCCTGGCTGGAATTCTCGCCATACTCAGCAATAATCTGCTCGTACACCGCCTTATCGGTATCCTCCACCGTCCTAGCGTCCACCACCCGCGACTTCCAAAACGCCCTCTTGGCGTTAAAGCACTCAAAAAAGTACCCGCTGTTTCTGCGCGGGTTGGAGAACGCAAACCAATACCTGTCAGGCGTGTTCTCGGTAAAGAATCCTGTGCCAACGTCCCAGATCGCATCTGGTATGCCGCTAGACTCATCAAAGATCAGCATCATGCCGTCCTGGTTATGCACACCAGCGTAACTGTCAGGATTCTCCTCCGACCACAGCTTGCCCTCGCAAGCCCAGTACCTGGTGCCCTTCTTCAAGTCCTTCTCAACAATGTCCGTCAACCACTTGGCAGGCACCAGCTTGGTCGCGCTAATCTCCCACCAGTGCGAGTTAATCAGCATCGCTGACCACTTGGTCAACTCTGCCCAGGTCACCGACCTCAACTGATTCTCGCTGTTCGCGCTAACCACTACCGATCCGCCTATGCGGGTGGTCAGCATCCAAAGAACCAGCCAACTAACAAGCGCTGACTTGCCAATGCCTCGTCCGCTGGATACTGCTTCCCTAATAGTGTCAAAGTTAACCTTGCCCTGCTGCGCCTTAATGTGCTCAGTCACATCCCGCAAAACCTCCCGCTGCCACTTCCTCGGGCCTGTGAACCTCGCCAACGGCGTGTTCTTCACACCCCAAGGGAAAGCGTACATCACGAACGCTTCCAAGTCATCCGCAACAGCCGGTGACCATAACTCGGTCATCAGCTTCTGTTCCTCTTCACCTCGGTAAATGGGCAGTTGCATAGTTAAGCCATTTGATTGGCAAGTTCGTTTTGCATTGATGCCAATGGCTGACCTTCTTTAACTGCTTTACGCATCTCTGGGGTAATGTCAAGGTAGCGTACTTTTTCGTTACCAGTTTTAAGTTTGCCAACACCGAAAAGTTGTACTCGTTGTCCCGTTTTGATTTCTGTTTCACCCACTTTTGCACCGTACTTCTTACCTTGTTTTTCGAGGAAAGCAGGGTAAACCTCATCGTAGTATTTCTTCATGCCCTCGCCGCCGACCGAAAGATCAATGCCCTCAAGTGCTTTAACGCCCATGCTGTTGCTTTCTGCATTAAGTAACTTTTGAGCAACCTCCTTACCAACAATTCCTGGAAGTTCTTCAGGCGTCACAGACTTGTTGATAATTTCATGACCGCGACTGTCAAAAGCCTTGAACACCGTGCCAAACTTGTTTGCTTGTTTTGAATCAGGGGGACTGTAATAAACCTTGCTGATCTGTTTGCTCAAGTCATAACGCTCTGCTTGCTGCTTACCCGTTGTCAATCCAATCCTGTCGTAACCCTTGTCCACAGCTTCCTTAATTGCTCTCTTTAACGCAAGCTGATGCCAAGTGTCCTTGAAGGGGGCGTCAGGGACGCCTTCACCTACTTTTCTAACAGTTTTTTCTGTTTCAATTTTTACAGGCATTGTGTTCCATCCAGCCGCTTGAGTCATTTTCCCAACTTCCTCTGGTGTTTTGCCAAAACCTATATCAACCTGTTGTCCGTCTGGTGTTGTGTAATAAGCCCTTTACTGCTCTTCAAATTTATGCCCATACCCCTTCTCCCGCCCAGCTTGATGCCAATCGGACTGCACCTCTTCAATCAACAGCATCTTCTTACCATCAGCATCAATGCGGTCATTAACCCTCATGTGGGCTAAGACGTTGGGTTCGTTAAAGTGGGATGATTGGTATGTTTGCGATCCAATTTGATTTTTTAACTCTTGTGCTTTAGTTTCAGCTTGATCTCTAAGCCTTCTGGAATCCGCAACTCTTTGATACAAAGCAACTACGCTTGGATCGCCAGGGTTTAACTCGCTTGCTGCTTTCCACTTCTCCATTAAATCAGCAGTTTGCCGCCTCAAGTCACCCGCCGCTATTTGAGCAACATCTAACTCAGACTTCCCGCGAACGGGCGTAGTCAACAATATCTCACGATAGTTGTCACCACCTGGTAGCGTAAAACGCTCGTATTTGGTTCGTGTTGGTTCTGGCACTACATACGCCGCATTAGCTTCTGCATCTCTTAAATCTTGTATTTCATTTATTTGAGTTTGAAGTTGCGTTGCATTTCTTTTAGGCATGATGGAATGTCTGAGTCTTTCATCTTGACTCATCCCTAAATAAAAACTCCTTGCTTCATTGTCATTAGAAAATTCTTTAACCGTTTTTCCTTTAAACCTATTGGTAATATCTTCTAATTCAGCTAGCTCTTGTGCAGTTACTGACTCTCCTCTAAACACTCTATTTTGCAATATAACACCACGTTGGTATTCTCCTGGGTTAACTTGTCTATCAACTAAAACATAACTAGGATTATCCATTTCTTTGTACAAAGACTGTATCTGCGGCTCATACTTGTCAAAAATCTCTTTGCGTTTGGCTATGCCTACTGGGTCTTCCGTAATAGCACCACCTAACTGTTTCTCCTGCACATTAACCCGATTTCTCTGGATAAAGTCTTGCACCTCTTGGCGGGTCACATTTGGCTTATCCTTCAAAAACTCATCTAACCCCATAGCCTCTATTTCGTACTTCTTAACATCTTGACCCTTCATAAGATCATTAATAAAAGATGCACCAGTACCAGACTTGCGAGGAAGGTTCAATGACTGCTGCTCCACCGCACTGTAAAAACCTAGCGGTGATACCTCTGCCTTTGGCCTTATCAAAGCCTGCGGTAATTGATTTACGCTAGCCACACTAGCACCCTCAACAGGCACAATGCTCGGCATCATGCCCATGCGCTGCATATAACCCTCAGCCAACTGCCCAGCTTTAGGCGCCACAAACCGCCCTGTTGCCATTGCCGCCTGCCTAGCAACCCTAGCCGCTTGCAATGCCTCCATTGGTGTTATCGGTACAAATGAACCAACCCGATTAGCAGCTTGGCCCAACGGGTTGTCGGCTGCTGGCGCTAACGGCAAAGTCTTTAGCAACTGCTCAGTCCCATACGGCACTTGTGTTGGCTGCTCGTAATCCGTCTGACCAAACATCTCCATCGGCAATGGTGTTCTTACCATGTTCAAAACATCACTCGGAAAACCCAACATTCCCGCAAATCTGCCACGCAATACATCAAGGGGCACATTAGCCGCATACTCGCGCATCTGTGGCGTGTCCTGCCTAAACTGACCCGCCGCCAATCTGCTGTAGTCCAACGGCACAAACGAATCTAATGAGCCGCCACGCTTACCAATGCCACCAGGGTAAGCCAAGCTGTTGCTCGGTTGCGGGGCTAGTGCGTTTGTGTAGACGGGCATAGGTGTGTTTTTACCACAGTTTTATAAAATAAAAAATTGTGCGTGGACGCACCGTTTCCGTGGCCATTTGCCGCCGGCCCTACCCGGGGGGGGGGTCGGGCGCGGCAGGGCCAGCGGACAAGGCCGGCGGGTAGGGTTATCCACAGGTACTGCACAGGCCAAACAACTTAACATAACGTCCGTCGTATAAAGTAGAACCGAATCAGAGAGGGTTATCAACAGGACGCGCAACCACATCGGTCACGTTGTCCAGCGTCAGCACCCGTGCCTTGGCTGCCTCGAGCGCGTCGATCACGCTGATGCGCTCGTCCCTCACCGTCATATCAATGCGGTCACCGTAAGTCCTAGGCTTGAGCTTGGACGCGATCCACTTACGCGCATCCACTTGCATCCGCTTCTGCTGCACCCAGGCAGA